AGAGTATGCATGATCTTAAAGAAGGCGATATGGTTATCGCTGGCCATGAAGACGAGTTTCATGTTGGGCGTGTTGTTCATATCATGAGAGATGGAATGCTTGGTTTCCCTGGTTCAGAATATTCTATTGTTGCTTCTGCTGAAGACCCAGCAATCTTAATGCAGCTTTTTGAAATGGAAGATGGTGGCTTGGAAGAGACAGAATACTTCATGGGACATAAATCATCTGAAGTAATGGCTATGCCATCTCTTGAATCTAATATTGGCATGGATAAATCAATGCATGAAGATGAAAAAGAAAAAGATGTTAAGAAAGAATATGAAGGTTGTGGTTGTCCAACATGTAAAGAGCTTAATGTAAACTGTGAAAATTGTCCAGTATGCAAGGCAGAAGATATGAAAGATAAGCCAGACGCTATGGATTCATATGATAATTCAGTTGGAAAATCAGAATGCTGTCCAGAAGATGTATCTAAGCAAGCACCTTGTTGGGATGGATATGTTCAACGTGGCATGAAGCCTGGAAAAAATGGCAAAATGGTTCCTAATTGTGTGCCTGCTGCAAAAGCAGACGACCTTTGGGAAGATGATGATACAGTTGAATATGATACAGATTCAGTATCAAAAGCTGAAGGTTACTCACCACCAGAAGGAGCAAGATCAGCTGCTCGTAAAGCAATTAAATTTAAAGAAGATGGTAAAGCAACTGGTGCAGGTACTGCAGTTGGTTGGACTCGTGCAGGGCAGTTAGCAAGAGGAGAAACTATCTCTCTAAGCACTGTCAAGAGAATGTACTCATACTTCTCACGCCATGAAGTAGACAAGAAGGGTAAGGATTGGGGAAACCAAGCAAACCCTTCTAATGGATATATCATGTGGTTGGCATGGGGCGGAGACGCAGGATTCTCTTGGTCACGAGGCATTGTTGAGCGTGAAAAGAAAAAGACAGTATGGGTTGGAAGCGCATTTAGTTTTAGAGGTTAAAAATGATATCAACCTTGCTTATTGGCTTGACATCTATAATCCTTTGCTCTATAATTATAAGAGTAGTACAAAAGCGTAAGAAGTATTTTGCTAAAATTGTTTATACTCAAAGCAGTATTCATCAAATAGTAAAAAACATTTTACCAAAAGATCTTTTTGAGGTACCTAAAATACTTTCTCAATCAAGAAAGCATGTTAGTAATAATACTGTCAAGGTACTGATAATAGAAGATAACGCATATTGGGTACATAACAATATGTTTTATGTGGCAGATGCAATTGATGGATCAGTAGATTCAGAAACTGTTAGGCCAGTAGACACAAACAATATGTCAAAGCGGGATATTGATAAGATGCTATTTATACTGGATAGCTTAAAGAATGGAAATTCTGATGATAGTAGCAGTGCATGGAACGAATGACTTTAATGATTATAAAGTCTTTCTTCGTGCTATGAGCGTTGCTCTTTCTGGAATGCAAGATGGAGATACAGAGTTTATAGTTTATTCTGCTGGACCAGCTTCAATAAACTCATTTGTATCTGAGTTCTGTAATTTATCAGAAAGAGGAATGAAGTCTCGTGGAAGAAAGATTAAGTTTTACAAGGTTCCTTCTTCTTGGATTGAAGAAAACATGCTTAGTGTAAACTATCTTGCTTTCTTGAGCAGACCACATCAGTCTGTGTCAAAACTTGTTAAAACTGCAGAAAAAAATAATATTGAAGTAGGAATTTTCAGATACTAAAGGGGTAAAAAATGATTGTAAAAGATTTAAACACAATGGAAAAGATTGTTGCAAAGAACAGTAACTTGCATTGGGATGGTTGGACAGTTGTAGAAACAAAGCAGTCTGATATTGCCAAGACTGCTATCAATGGAATTCGTCGTAATGGTAAGTGGTTTTTGGCAAAGACTTTCGTACCTGATCGTAATGGCTGGGATATTCCAAATAGATACAAGGAGTAGCCATGAAGCAACACTTATGGAAAGACGAAAGTGCTTGCTTTGGTACAGAGACTAACCTATTCTTTGATAAATACGAAGATGATGAGCTTCTCAGGCCAATTGTAGACAACCTATGTCAGTCATGTCCAGTGCAAAAAATATGTTTTGCCAACGGCGTATCTGGTAAAGAGTGGGGCGTATGGGGTGGTATATACTTAGAGAATGGCGAAATATCAAGAGAGTTTAGCAAACATAGAACAAAAGAAAAATGGGGTGAGATGTGGAAATCTCTGACAATGGAGAAGATGTAACTAGTTTTGATTCAATATGTGCCATCCTTGGAGAGCTATGGATGGACTATAAGTCTGATAAATACTTCAAAGACTTTATTGAGTACAACGATATTGGTCTTCCAATTGCATTTTTGATTGATAACGATCTTGTTGAGCCAACAGTATTGGCAAGACAGTATGTTTATGAAACATGGGATATTTTTCTTGGAGCGCTAGAAATTAAAGAAGATTTAGGCTGGGAATCATTAGAAGATTTATTTCATTATGTGGATAAGAAAGATAAACAGTAATGTATACAGACTCAATGCGTAGAGCTTTTCATGCAGTTCAAGCACCAAAAGGTTTTGGTGTGCAACTTATTGACAACGAGCACTTTCTTACGATAAAATTAAATGAAAGACACTTTGTAGGATTGTCGCATGATGAAAAGATTGCAGCATTACAATATGTTGTTCAACTTAAAAATGCTTTAGAAATGGAAGGTGCTATAGTGTTAGTTACAAGAGAGGCTTTGAATTAATGAATATGTTAGAGCTTGCAATTATCCTTGGTTGTTTGCTTTTTGCTTCGTTGCTTTCAGTATTAGTTTTATCAATTAAGTTTTTAAGACTAAAGAATGATATTAAAAAGATGGCTACTGCCTATTCTAAGGTTACTCAGCTAATGCTGTCTAATAATAAATTAGACAATGATGTACACAAAGAAAGTTTTATTAAGTTTCTTTCCGATTCTCGTGATTCTGCATTTGAATATATTGAAGAGGTTCAGGCTGGTATATCTAGCTTTGTTAAGCAGGTTGATCCAGAAATATCATACTTCAAAGAGTATGGGGACATAATGGCAATGTCACCTAATTACAACTCTATGAATAAAATTGCTACTGCCTATGAAGATCTAATTAAACTATTACCAAAAGAGGAATCTAAATGAAAGACATTATTCTATCAACATTAACAGGTTTTGGATGCGGTGTCGTGTTCGCAGCATTCAAATTGCCAGTACCAGCACCACCAGTTTTTGCGGGAGTCGCAGGAATTATTGGTCTATGGATTGGCTTTACATTACTAACACGAGTTATATCCTAGGAGGAAAACAATGAATACAGAACAACTAAAGGCACTACTGGCATCATATGGTCGCTCAGTACTTGCATCAGGTCTAGCACTCTACATGGCTGGCGTAACAGATCCAAAGGATCTATGGACAGCACTAGTTGCTGCAATTGCACCAGTAGCAATCAGAGCAATCAACCCTAATGACAAGGCGTTTGGCGTATTACCAGATGCTAAGGACGTAGAAGAGGCTCTGAAGGCTGCTAAGGCACCTGTTAAGAAGTCCGCTCCAAAGAAGGCTGCTGCAAAGAAGCCTGCTGCAAAGTAATCTAAAGGGGGAGCCAGTCTAGAGATGGGCTGGCTCTTCCCATGAAAGGAACAATATGAATAATCTGTCATACGAAAGAACAGTAAAGGAAAAGTCAAAGACTGCCCTGATATTTTCTACTTTTGTTCGTTTAGAATACTTTAAGAAAACAGCTCAATGCCTATTAGAGCAAACAAATTCTGATTTTGACTTTTATGTTTCAAACAATTGCACAGATGATAAAAAATTAATAGCTCTCATTGAAAAATATTTAATAGGTACAAATATGAATATATATGTAAGAAATTATTTTAATGAGTTTAAGCCATTCTCTAGATTTATGATGGCTCAAGAGTTGGCCAATGAGGGTTATGACAAAATTATATTTATTGATGATGATGAGATTTTTTCCCCTTCATTTATTCAAGACTGCTATGATCAGTATGAAGAAGATTGTGTGAAGACATTCTGGGCACATAAAATTGAGGGAATATATAAAAGAAAAATAAAGCTAGAAGGTAATGAAGTTGGAAATTATGCAGGTCCTGGAGGACTAGTGTGTTCATCCAAGGTGTTTTTAGGTAAAGAATTATTTGATTGCCCTGAAAAATACTTTATTGTAGATGATTTGTGGCTATCTTTTTATATAATAAAATTTACAGACTATAAAATAAAAACATTAAACACTAAGATTAAATTTATTCAAGATAGGAAAGCAACATTCTTAACTCTAGGAAACCTAAAACAGGAGTTTTCAGATGAATTCATTATCCCTAACTCCAAGCACCTACCAGCTTTGGTATAATAGAAAGATATGAAAGGTAACAATATGAAAATGTTAGTAACTGGTGGAGCAGTGGTTAAATGCAAATAGACATTAAAGACATACCAATATTCTATATTAACATGGACAGACATGTTGATCGTAATAAGGACATGATGCAGCTGGGCAAGGAAATGCAACTAGAGAATTATGTTCGTACTGCTGGTGCAGATATGAAAGGTCATCCTATGGCTGGTTGTGCAACATCTCATTACAATATTTTATCTAAAGATATAAATGGTCCTGTTGTTATACTTGAAGATGACTGTGTTATATCAAGAAAACATACAGTTATAGATGTTCCAGATGATGCAGATGCTGTTTATCTTGGACTTTCTAATTGGGGTTATCTAGATAGCGTTTCTAAGTCTGGAAATTTTAATTATATGAGGCATAAACAGTTTAAAGATATTTATAGAATAGATGGTATGCTTGCAACACACGCAATTCTCTATATAAGTAAAGAATATAAGGAAATAGCAACAAGGGTGGCTAAGTGGTCAGCGGATAATGATAGACATATTGACCAAGGATTTGCCCTTGTTCAAAAATACTTTAATGTGTATGCACTTGAAAATCCGTTATTCTATCAACATAGCAACACCAAAGCAACTAATATTAAATTGAAGGCTAAATAATGTCAAGTTTTGGATCTCTCTGGGTAGGAAACCCAATGACAAAAATACAAGAAGTATCTTTATCTTCTTTTATATACCACGGACATAGCCTTACCCTTTATGTATATGATATGGATATGAGGGTCCCAGAAGGCGTTCAGAAGGCTTTTGCGGGGGATATTATGGAACAGTCTGAGATGTTCCTAGTACAGGACACATACGCAGCATTTTCTGATCTATTTAGATATAGAATGATTAAAAAGACTGGCCTTGCTTGGGTTGATGCAGATACCATTTGTTTATCCCCTGACTGGAATAGCCTTGGAGATACCTATGCCTGTTTGGAAAATGATACAGTGGTAGGCGGAGTTCTTTCTTTGCCACAGGAATCTCCAGCATTAAGCTATCTTATTAAGAAGTCAACACAGTTTGATAAGACTAAGATTAAATGGACAGATGTTGGACCAGCGCTTGTAGATAAAGCATTTAGGTCTTTTAACTTGATGGATAAAGTTCACCCAATGGAAGTATTTTGTGGAATTCACTGGTCACAATGGGAAAAACTATGGAATCCAAAATATATAAAAGAAATTAAACTATTAGAGAAAACATCAAAGAGTATATCTGTATATCACTCAATGACAACTCGTGGTGGCATAGATAAAAACTATTTACCACCTAAGTCTGCAATGGAATATTTTTATAATAAGTTCGTAACTAATAAATAGGGGATAAGATGAACAAGATAACTATTGAATACGATAAGAATGCTAATTTTTTATCTCACTTAATGAAAGATTATGGAAGCGACAAGGGTTCTCCCCACGAGGTAGACTTCACTCCTTCAGGATGGATTGCAAATAGATACACAGATATTTATCATATTCTATTTGGAACAATCCGTGATGATGCAAAGAAAATTTTTGAGTGTGGTATTGGTACAAATAACGAAGATGTTCAATCCAATATGACTGCTAATGGAATCCCAGGGGCGTCTTTAAGAGGCTGGAGGGACTACTTCTGGAACGCAGATATTTATGGAGCAGATATTGACGATAGAATTCTTTTTGAAGAAGATAGGATTAAAACGTATCAGGTTGATCAAACTGATCCAGAGTCAATCAAGGCTATGTGGGAACAAATTGGTGAAACAGAGTTTGATGTTATTTTAGACGACGGACTTCACGAGGCCCACGCAAACATTACTCTTCTTGAAAATTCTTGGGATAAGCTAAAACATAATGGAATTTATATAATTGAGGATTGCTATTATACACATGAAGAATTAAAACAGTACTTGAAAGAAAAAGAATATAACTTTATATTTGTTACTTTTGACAATACTGCATCTTATTGTTTTGTGATATTTAAAACTACTGTATAGCAGTACCCCTGATTGGATTTGAACCAACGACCTGCGGATTAGAAGTCCGTCGCTCTTCCGCTGAGCTACAGGGGTCTAGTACACCAGATTGGACTTGAACCAATGATCTTCAGTATATAAGACTGATGCCTTTACCAACTTGGCTACTGGTGTTTAGTGCGACAGGTAGGACTTGAACCTACGATTACCGAATTATGAGTTCGGGGCTTTAACCAACTAAGCTACTGTCGCCTGTTATTATAGTATATCCGTAATACTTCTGCCAGTCAAGTAGGTCTTGCTTATCATTTAATAAAGGTTGTCCTTTAATATTTAAGCTAGTGTTTAATAATACAGGGCATCCAGTATCCCAATACCATTTTCTCAACAACATGTGTAGACCTGGATGCTGATCTCTATTAACTGTTTGCACTCTTGATGTGCCATCTTCATGAACTACTGATGGAATCTTGTCTGGATACTTACATTTAACTGTATATTGCATATAAGGAGACACAAAGTTCATATCAAACCACTCACTTGCAAATTCTTCTAATACTACTGGAGCAAAGGGTCTAAATAATTCTCTTTGTTTAATTAGATTAACTTTATCTTTAATGCTTGGATCTCTTGGATCAGCCAATATGCTTCTATTTCCTAAAGCCCTTGGCCCGTACTCAGCTCTTCCTGTAGCTACCGCAGCAATTTTATTTTTCTTAAGTGATTCTAAAATCTCATTTGTTGGGTATTTGCCTCCAATGTCATAGCCAAGGTAAGGGGTTTTCCAATTTAAATGCTTTCCATATAGTGCTGCTGCTGCACCTAAAGAACTTCCAGCATCGCCTGGATTAGGCATTATCCATACATCATCAAATATTTTCCATAGCAACGTATTAGCAGATGAGTTTAGAGCGCAACCACCCATAAAAACTAAATTCTTTTTGCCAGTGATTGCTTTTGCCATACGCATAAAATCATTTAGTCTTTGTTCATATACTATTTGAGCTGCTGCTGCTATATCAAACTTATCTTCTTCTGAAACCCAGCCCCAATCAGTAATACCTTTGTGAAAATTATATTTTTGATTACTATATGAAGGGAAATACTCATTAACTTTATTATAGTATTTAGTCCAATCTCCGTAGGCTGCCATACCCATCATAATATACTCTTCTTGGTTTGGCATAAGGCCAATTAGTTTTGTAAATGCTGAATAAAATAAACCAAAACTTACTGGGTAATTTTGTTTATACTTAATCTTAATCTTCTCTCCTTCGCCAACCCAAACGGTAGAGGTATTATATTCACCAATAGCATCTAAAACAACTATTACTGCATCATTAAATGAACTTGTGTAATACCCTGCTGCAGCATGTGAATAATGGTGTCCAAAAGACTTTCTTGGTATTCCTGGAATATTAAAGCGTGGCTTCCAATCCCCTGCACCACCACTTAAAAGTAGTCTAGAAGCTTTAAGAAAAGGTTTTTCATAATAGGCTATAGCATCTGGTGTACCGTATGAAAGTGCATCTTCAATGAGACCATTACATACATACCAATCATTTTTTTCCTTGCTATATCTTTCAGCATGACCTGCAAATAATATTTCCTCATCTTTAATTAAAGATACAGATGCATCATGAGATGTTTCATTTATTCCTAATATTATCATTTTAATTTTCTTTGTTTATAAAGTCAAAGAATTCATCTGCAAGGTGAATGTTTTTATGAAATCCAGCATGTGGATGCCCATGATTAATATCTGATGCTGAATAAAAAAAGTAATCATTGATATGCTCTTCATGGCATGTGACTGTTAGTGAATGATCTAGAAATTCTTTAACTGTTCCATCTTCATCCCGTTGCAGCCCCCACTGTGAAAAAGATGTTGGACAATAATTTTTATGTGATGTATCATCAATTTTTGTTAAATATTCATAATAAAACTCATATGGTTGATCCCAAATATTCCAAACAAACTTAATATTATTTGATTTGCAATACTGTTCTAGTATATAGATCATCATATGGGTATAATAAAATGCAACATCCATAGTTAAAACCTTTTCTGGATCATATGGAAGCTTTACATACTTTTCTTTTTTATTTGGCAATATCTCTATTTTTGCTAATTGAGGGTACCAACGATCTTCTATATGAATAAATTTTTCTGGAAATAATAAATCTCTATTTATAGGAAGTTCCATTCTAAATAAAGGAAACATGCATACAATTATTTTTGGATTTCCATACTTTCTAAAATAAGTAAAAGCTTTCCTTACCTGCCCCATTGCTGAATCACCAGCCATTGCAATATTAACCAAAGACATTCCAAGCTTGTCTGCCAATAGTGATGGCCAAACCTTGTCTTCTGGCAATCCAACACCAAAAGTAAAAGAGCAACCAAGAGTCATTAAGTCAGCTGCCTCTTTTGATTCTTTTGATCTATAGCCATCAGAATTAACCACATACGAAACATTTTTATGTAATAAATAATCTCCAAGAAAACTTGGCATTTCATCAATATAGTTGAGTGCTAATTTAAAATTATCATTTGCCTCTATATCAAAGTAATAATAATTTTTATCTTTCATGTTTTATGCTCCATTGTTTTTAATAAATAAACTTTGACTTTTGATCCTTTTTTCTTATTCTTAATTTTAACAGAATATAATTAACTATTTTATAAATATAAAATTTAATTGCGATCATCTTTTCTCCAATGCATATAAGATTTAATGTATACTGCTGCATATGCTATTGCCATAGCTATAAAACCATATTGATCTGTAGCAAGTGCATAAGCAATCCATAAACACTCATTAACACAAAGAATTAGCCATCCCCAAATAGTCTTACGACCTACCAAAAATATACCAGTTACTCCAATCGCTGCAAGAACCCAAGACCACATTTATAGCCCAGCCCACGGCATTGTTTTGTCACACGGACAAATAATGGAATCTGCTAGTTCGCCTTTTGCCTCAATTGTAATGATAGTACCGCAATCTGGGTCTTCACATTTATAGATTTTTTTATTCATTGCTCACTCTTTCGTTTTGTCCTCTTGCAATCGCAGCACACACCTTAAAAGCTGCCCTTGTTCTGCGACTCTTCATAAACCCTAACCTCTGCCATACTGGAACAGTAGCCTCAATATCAAGTGCAATCTGTTCCCTAATTTCTTTTA